CTTTCTTGACTTTGATGTTGCCTTGAACGTCTGTAAACACTTCGCAATTGCCCAGTTGATGTCCTAAGAATGGGTTTCCGTCGTGTCTGATTTTGTGGCTTAGAATGAGTCGCTCGACATGCTTCGAAGGGTTAGAAAGCACCGCCATTCCTTGACCGACTTTCTTTACCGGCATTCCGACTTCGTACAGCCTTGCTACTAAAGCCGCAGCATTATAAGCGTCGTAGCCTACTTCTTTTATGTCGTATTTCTGGCTTTGCCCAATAATATACGCTGAAATCTCTCTATCGTCCATCACGTTACCTTCCGTGATGTGCAAGATCCCCGAATTGATCGCTTGCCTAAAAATATCCTGATAATGAGTTGGCAGTAATTCAAAGCCATCTTCGGGAAGAAAAAACTTCCATTCGGCTTCGTAATCGTCCTCGGCAAAGCGCTTTAACGTACAAACCGCGTTTAGATCTCGTGTTGCCGCTAGGTCAAAACCGATAAATACCGCTTCAGGTTCTCTTTCTGTCAGACCTACGGATTCATCCCAATGTGTCCTATCGACCCACGCAGTTTCGGCAGAAACATAAACATTAAGCGTCTTGCAGAGAAACTCATTGAGCGCAGCGGGCTTAATCTTCGCCTCTTCGCATCGAGCAACAATCGCATCGTGCGAAACCGAGATATTGTGCATCGGGTTAGCTTTGGCCCATACCTTTTCGTCTCTCCAATCGTCTCCAGCATCCAGAGAGTAAAGAAGGCCAAACCATCGCGGGTTATCAGGTACGTCCTGATGGAGGATGTGCTCCATCACCTGAAAGTCCTCGAAGAACTTTGTATCGCGGGTGAAAGAAGCGGTCGTAATGTATAGCCGCAAAGGATTGAGTCGAGATACCATCCCTGAATGCAAGACCTCAATCGCATTCCTGTCTACGATCTGGCTCGCCTCGTCAATGATCGCGCACGAAGGGTTGAGCCCGTCTCCAGTCTTTTTAGTATCTCTGGAGAGAGCTTTCATCATGCTCTGGCTGTCGCCGTTCTTCACAATCGTGAACTTGCCGAGAATAAAGAGCCTCGAGATCTCCTGCGGCAACGTTTCGACGAAGCCCTTAGCCGTAGTAAACACGATTGAGGCTTGATCGCGGTTTGTAGCGAGCGTGTAGACCTCTGCGCCTGCTTCCCCGAAAGCTAGCTCGTAAAGAGCAATAAGAGCCGTCAGCGTCGATTTACCAGCCTTTCTGGGGATGTAGACAATGACATCCTGCACCATCCGTTTACGCCGGTCTTTCTTGTGTCTAAAGCCGTAGATCGCGCAAGCAATAAGGATCTGGAAAGGCTCAAGGCTTACAGGATAGCCAGCCCACTGTCCCTTTACATGCCTACATAGACCCGCGAACTGTAGAAAGTGATTGACAGGACTCGGATCAAAAACCCATTCCCATTCTTTGTTTTCTATGTGATTAAGAAACCGCTGGCAGGCTAGGCGAACATTCCGACAAGCGTCGATCTCGCCTTTTACGATGCCGACAGCGTAAGCAATACCATCTTCTATTCTCATGTGCCGAACTTAGGTCCTGCTAGGAATTCGCCCATTTTAGAGCCATCCTCAAGTTTGTTTGCCGCCAATCGAGACCGCGGAGTAAGCCCCATTTCGTTCATCAGCTTGATGGAGTTCTCCATCGCTTTGTTTGCAAGGCTGATGTAAGGATTGGGCGCGTGAGTTTTCCCACCGTTAGTCTTAACCACTAAAGGATGCTTTGCCTGCTCTTTCCTTGCGTCGATGTAAAGCTGGAGCTGGTCGGCAAGCATCATGAGCGTGTGCCTGTCCTGATCCGAGCCAATACCGTAGACATCAAACAAGTAATCGGCCGTCTCTTTTACAAACCTCTCGCGGTTAAATAAAGCCGGGTTGTCTGCCCACTCGGCAAACGGAACTCTGATCTTTACCTTTTCCGGCAGAGGAATGCCCGTGTTCTCTCCCTTTGTGCCGTGTACTAAGTGAACTTCAGGTGGATATTTCCGCTGCATTTTCTAGCCTCGCTTTCTGTCCGGTGAATTCTTCCCATCGCTTGACGATGACATCGCAGTATTTTGGGTCTAGTTCCATCATTCGACAAGTCCGACCTGTTTTCTCGCAGGCAATAAGCGTCGTGCCAGTACCTCCAAAACAATCTCCAACAATTGACTTTGGTTTCGTAAAACTATTTATCGCCCACTCAGGAAAATCAACCGGAAAGGTTGCCGCGTGAACATTTGAAAATTCATTGTTTCTGTTAGGAGATCCATCATAAACATTTTGCACCGTTCCTTGAAAATTCGCAGTCGGTATCGCCCTAGACGGGTTTTCACATTGCGATAAAAAAATAATATATTCAAACCTATTGGACATTACATTTTTGGCTATTTGTGGGGCCCCGTGTTTTTTATCCCAAATGGCTATGTCAATCAAATTGTTTCTATAGGAATGCAGATATTCTAAAAAGGCGATTTTGTTTCCCGCTAATTGTTGAATGTTTATAGCCAAACATTTTGAAACCCACATCCACGCATTCGTAAAAGATCTAAGAAATGCCAAATAATCGTCTTGCGTTTTATTGTCTTGATAAGTGGCATATTTATTGTCTGTTGTATGAGTATTCCCAGACAGCTTCTCAGAATCTCCTGCGTTATATGGAGGACTGGTAAAAAGGAAATCAATTTCTGTCCCGTCAATCAATTTCTCAACCGCATCCACGCTCGTACTATCGCCGCACATCAATCGGTGCTTGCCTAGTATCCAGATGTCTCCGGGTTTTGTAATAGGCTCCGGTGGAGGCTCAGGGACAGCATCCTCGTCGGTCAATCCATCGTTTACAACCTCGGGTTTAAGTGCGCTTATTTCCTCTTCGCCAAAGCCTGTAAGACTTAAGTCCAATCCCTCAAGCTCCAACTCCTCGAGCTCCAGACTTAAAAGCTCCGTATCCCATCCGGCATTCAAAGCTAATTTGTTGTCAGCAATAATGAGCGCTTTCTTTTGAATCTCGGTTAGGTGCGACAGTTCTATTGCCGGGATTTCCTCGAGGCCTAACCGCATCGCAGCCTTCAGCCTTCCGTGGCCAGCAATGATTCCTTTCTCGCCGTCGATCAGGATCGGGTTAGTCCAACCAAACTCTTTTATCGACGCAGCGATCTGCGCGATCTGCTCGTCTGAGTGCGTTCGGGAATTCCTTGCGTAAGGGATGAGATCCCCCACGCGAGTCATGACGACTGAGGGAATTCCCTGTTTTTTTGTCCTACCCATCCTGTTTTATCCCTTTGCAGAAAGTTGAGGCCGCGCTTGCTCTTCCCTACGCCCTAATTTTTTTAAGTCATTCTCAAAGATTATAACGGGATGATTTCGCCGCGGGTGTAATCGTGCGCTTCGCCCTGCTTTTCTAGGGCTGTTTTGATGGAGTGGCACTCATGACAGAGGCTTTGGAACCTATTGCCCATCCATTTGTCCCTGTCTTGCTTGTGCGGGATGATGTGATCTACGTGATGGGCTGGTGCGATCTTTCCTAGACTTTGACATCGAGCGCAGATCGGGTGTTTAGATAGCTGAATCTGTCTAAATTGCTTCCATTGTTTTGTGTTGTACAGCTTATTAAATGATCGTCTGGTTTCTGTGAGTGATCCACCGTGGTCATTGCAGAATGTTGAGCCGTTGACCTTTGGATTCTTGCAACCGAGTTCTCGACAGGTTGTTTGCTTCGGTGTTCGCGGCATCTTTATATCCTGATGCGTATGCTGCTCGTGCTACAGACTGAGCCTTTTGTAGGGTGGGGAATGGTCCCTTGCTTCCCCAGTACCATCCCTTTGTTGTCTTGCGGTAGGGCATTACTTCAGGAATCTAAGTTTGTAGAGCGTTGACTGCATGAGCGCAACAATCTCGTCGATACTGTTCTGAATGGCTGAGTCATCGCCCATCGCCCCACGATAAACCCTGACGTACTCAAGCATGTACTCCAGCTCGGCTATGGGTGTGTCTGCTGGTGGCCTGTATTCGATGGGGTAGTTAAGAATCCTAGCCTCTATTCCCTGATACTGCTCGACCACTGAATCGACTAAGTCACCCAGATCATCGTAATAAGAGCCTAAAGCCTTGTGCTCGGCATACGACTTAGATTGTAGGTGCAGGATGTGTGCGTTGGTGACACCGTGGAGTAGGCACATAATGAAATCGCCGGGGTATTTAGCCGGTTTCTCTGCTCGCAAGGCTTCTAGAAAGTGCTTTTTCATTGCGTTGCCTAAAAAAATGCCCTCATTGCGAGGGCTAACCAACAGGGAGGAGTCCGATTTATTGTAAGTCGGTCATTCTGCTGAATCAAGGCCCTTTTTGAATGCCTCGGTTAGTCTCAACAGATCCTCGCTACGCTGTTGTAATTCGGCGGTCAATTCTTCGATCTCTTGTAATTGGAGCTCTAGCTTGTCCCAATCAGTTAGGTCTTGAGTCAGACTGTTTATGTAGGCTTGTCTTGCTGCTTTCTTGAGATCCATTGTTTATCCTTTCTATTTCTCGGTTGATATACCAGACTGCTTTCTTGAGATCCTCGGTTGCATCTTGAGACTTCAAACCTGCTCGTAGGATGTACTTGATTGCATTACCCAAACAGAAATTCATGTGCTCGGTAATCTCGATCACCTCTATGCCTGATGGGTGGGATTTGTAATGAGTTGGGTTTATCGGGTCGCTCACAGTAACTCCTTAATGTGATCGGGTACTTTAGGCAGCGGAGCCCACGCTACCGCCCAATCTGCCCAGTGACCGATTACGCAGACTCCACCGGGATTTAATAGCAACATCTTAGAACCCAACGGTGGTGTCTTATCTATGGGTGTCATCCAGTGCGTATGCCCTGCGGTGTAGTCTTTCATTTTTTGAAGTAATACCACGCCCACGCTCCGTGTCTGCCTTCTGTCCATTTGTACCGAGTTTCCCTATCAACAAGACCTTTTGCCATCAGTGCTTTCAAATGCTTCCTTGCGCCTTCAGTCGTGCAGCCAAAGTGTTTTGATAACTCTATGAGCGAGTAAGGCTGAGTTAGATGGTTAAGGTAGACCTTCTCGGTTTTGGTCAGCGGTTTATGTTTACGGAGAATCTGTTTAACTAGCCACTTGACTTGATCGGTGTGGTGAACAAGTCCCAGGTTATGCGCCATTCTTTGGATTTCAGCGCCGGTCATTGCTCACCCCTTGCTCTGATGGCGGCTGCGCACATCGCTGCAAGACCTTTGGTGTAATACTTTTCAAAAACTTCTTGTCGTTCCTCGCACGCCTTTGCACACGCCTCACGCTCTCGCTCCGCGATTTGCCACTCAAGCTCTTTCAGCAAATCTTCAGTGCTATCGCCATGCCCTGTTGCATAGCCACGCTCTATCATCCACGAGGCCAGCTTGTTACGCTCGGCAGCAGCGACAAGTGCGAAGAAGTATTCGTACCTTTTCGCTTTAATCTCAGCAACGTCTGCGTGTTGCCAATCAACTTTGAACCCAGCCTCCCGCGCTAGCTTGATGATGTCTTCTCTATCCATGATTCTTCCCCTTCTTTGTTACTCCATTCTTGCCACCTTGCTGCGATGAGATCTAATAAATGTTTAAGCAGCGATTGATCTGAATCAGATAAATCATCTCTACCTGCGTACTCAAACAGCAAGTTCCATATAGCTTCGCGCTCATGCTCGGCAACAAGATATGCAAAGTATTCGAGCTGATAAAAAGCATGAACAACCCCGTTGGAATCAGCAAGCCCTGCTTCTCTAGCCATGCGGATGATGTCTTCTCTATCCATGATTTTTTTCCTTTAGCTTGGCTTCGATGGCGCAAGCAAAATTACCCCAGTGCTGATTTCCTGAATGGATCTCTTGTATTTCATACGGAGTCAGCCCAACCCATTGTTTCTTTGGTGGTGCGGTGTAGAGTGGTATGTCATCTGGATTGGGGCCGATCAGGTTGCCTTCTTCGTCAAATTTTGATGATTGATACCACCAAAGTTCCCCCTTGCCCCCATCGGTAATCCACGCCACCGGCTCTTGTTTCATAGCTTCTCTGCTCATGTGTTCTTCTCCTTTAGTTTGGCTTCGACGGCTTCAATCAAATAAACACCCCAATCCCTAGTCCTTAATAATTCCTCATAATCATCATCCGTCAGCCCAACCCATTTACGCTGTTTTGTCTCTGCAACAGCCTGCCGCAAATCGTTGATCGCTTCCTCTGCAACCTTTTGCGGATAAACCGTAATCATTGGCCCTCCATCTTTAGGCTTTCTGACCTGCCATTTAGCTAACGGGTCTAAGAACCTTTCAATAATTTCTAATGCGGTTAAAGCTCGTTTCATTGCTTCAGCATGTCCTTGCTTATTAGCCGGACATTCTCTGCCTTGATTGCACTTCTGATTGCATGGTGGACAAGTGCTCATTGATTTTTATCCTTTAATTTAGCTTCGACATAGTTAGCAAACGCTTTGCACCAACCTTCAGGGTCATCGTTCCAATCCTGATTGGCATCGTATTCAGCGTGACAAAAGGCATCGTGAATGTCATCACTGGTAAGCCCGACCCATTGACCAGACGCAGCGTAAAGTTTTGCGCCGACTTTAATTTCACTTGCGTCATCCCATGCCACACAGGGTCTACCGTTTGTTTCGATCCGATAAACATGCGCCACAGGCTTTGGTTCCCAATTCTCACACTCACACACATACCGATCAGCATTATGTGAAGCGTTGCGGTCAAAGCCGTGCGGTGCATCTGGATGGGTTTTGCAGGTTACCTCGGCCATAGATACGTCGCTGCTTGAAATGCGCCAGCGTCCACTAATGTTTCTTCGTCGATTTCACGGCCACCGGGAAGCACATAGACGTTTTTTTTGATGTAGTGAGGCACGATGGTGATCTTCTCGTAGAGATACACCTTGACCCAATCACGCTCTTGTTTCGGTTCTTGTTTTTTCATGTTGAATTCCAAAAGGGTTATTCCAAAGGAAAGGTTTGTTTCTGTTTTGCAACTTAATCTCGACTGCGTTGTAACCGTATGCCCTGCCAATCTTCTTAGCGACCGAGGATTGATGCGACAGCAGCCTTCTTGTGATCTTGCCCTCGGCTAGTAAAGGCATTAGCGCGTTTTGAATTAGTTTTGGGCTTATCTTCATCTTCTCGGCCAGCTCTTTCACCGTCACTGGGCCAATTCGTTTCTGCATATATTTAAGACAGGCCAATCCACGATCAATCTTTGCCTGTTTCTGAAGTCTTGTGAGACTCATTTATCTGCTCTCCTTTGTGCTGCCTCATTTGTGTATTTCGTGCCGTAGCGCCTTCTTAGTTTCTCGATGTTGTGCTCAAGGATTCTGTTTCTGTTGAGGCCGAGCTTTTGTCGGATGCCCTCAAGATAAAACTCGATGTCGCCCAGCTCCTCGATGACGTTGTCAATGTCCAAAGGTTTTTGGTAAATCGCCCACTTCTTGATTGCGTCTAAAAGCTCTCCAGACTCCCCGGAAACTCCAATGGACATGTGAAGCACGAAGGCTTGATCCGGGCTGAGATCGTCGAGGATGTCGCATCCGGGTTTTGCAAGTGCAGTGACTAATTCTGTGTGGTTCAAAATGGTGACTCCTCAATGGTTTTCAAAATGTCGCGCTTACTGGTTTTCTTTTTCTTAACCCACTTGCCTTTTACTAACGTCTGCTGAAACGGCCAGTTAGGGTGTTTTGCTAGCTCTTTCGTTGGTTCATTCATATCGCCTCCGTAAAATTACATTGTCGTAAGCCTGCTTTTTCCCGCAAAGCGTTTACCGATAGTCGGCTGATTTGGGCTGATATTCGGTAGGCAATCCCCCAACTTCCTGAACGTACTGCTGGCTCTGTCTGTCGAACCAGAGCTTCGCAACGCCCTCCCATTCACCATTCCTTTGCTTCTCAAAAGATAGGAAGGCATCAGGGATGGAATGATCCACTACACCATTGGCCTCAAAATCGCGCTCCTTCGATTTGTTTCTGTGCATGAGGATTACATTGTCCACTTGATCTGCGACGCTCCCAGACCCCTTTAAATCGTTTTTAGAGGGTGTTCTGTTGTCATCGCTTTGTTTCCTGATATGGTGAACAAGATGAATGTGAATATTCTGATCTCTCGCAAGACCGCACAGCTCGTCTGTAAAATTTTTCTGTGCGTTGTAATCATCCTCGCCACGAACGCACTTCATTAAGGAATCAATGAAGTAGTGCTGGCAACCGAGCATCGTCTTGCAGTAAACACCGACCCCTAGAACTTGAGGCGGACTTACAGTCCCTTGTACGTCGTAGAACCAGAGTTTGTCAGCGACCCATTCCTTAAACTTCTCGTGGGCTTGCATTGTGGGAAACGCCATTCTTGACCACTGCCTGACCATCCGCTTGAGTGTCCTAACCGGCTTCATCTCAAAAGAAGCGATCACCACCTTTTGATGTTGATGGATCAGGTGCAGAGCAATCTGTCCTGCAAGCAGGCTTTTGCCAGATCCGTTTTGCCCCGCAAGCACCGTGACCTCACCGAGTCTGTAGGAGAACTTGTCCGCGAGTTTCGCAAACGGCATCACAATGTTCGGCTCTTCCGACGGATTCCTCATCTCCTCAATGAGATCGTCCATACAGTCGGCGGCAGGTCTGACTTTCACAGATGCTTCCATCTGCTCGTACCACGCCTGATAGTCAAGGTTTTCGAGGATCATGCGTCGACCTCCGAATCCCAATAAAGCCCGGGCGCGTAGTTAGCTATCACGCGGGCCGGGGCACATATTTTTATGGCTTGCAAGATAAGGTGGACGCGGTCAGGATCGCCTCCATTAAGATGCACCCGTAGTCCTTTGACCCACCTAAAGTCTCGGTCTTTAGGCTCAACGACAACAACGGGGTAATCCGGGTCATCGTCCGGTTGTCCAACAAAGTCTATAAACACGGCTTTAGGTGGTTTGCCTGCAAGTTGAAGGTTGTTTACGAAGTCGTGGCCTTTCATCAAATGCCCCTTCCCTCAAAACCATTGAGCTGAACGACCGGCTTTGCTTTGTTCACCCAGTCTGCTTTAAAGGCAGTCCAGTTTCTTTCGCATATCTCTTGCAGTGCAGCATTTAATGTAAAGCCAGCTTTATTAGCCTCCCTCACAATGCCATTCCACGCTGCTTCAGTAAGAGGCGCTTTTTTATTCTTTCTAATTAAGATGAAATCATCCCATATGCGTTGATCTACATTGTCCGGCTTATCAACACTATATTTGCTTTTCTTATGGTTATTGGTTATTGGTTGTTGGTTATTGGTTAGGATCTGATCCGCATCTGAATTCAGATCTGATTTCTTATCCTTTTCTAATGTCCAACGGATCTGATTCGCACCTCTAGCAGACTCTGCCTTACGTTGATACTTGCGAATTTCAGCATCAATCCTCTGATGCGTATATGAATTCAGATCTGAATCGTATCTGAAGAACGTCCGAAGCAGTAAGCTAAGACAATCTTCTTGACCTCTCGCTCCTATCTTAAAAGCTAAGGTTTCAGTGTCGTTAGGCAATGGCTTTTCTGACTCGTAATAGAGCCAAATCAAACGCAGGTAGAAGTAGGATTCTTGTGGAGTCAGCGAAACGGTGTCACGCAAAAAATCCCCGATGTGATGCGGGTAGTAGTGCATAAGAGCCTCGTCTAGGTCTATCGTCACTGTGGGTGCATTTGGCAGGCGGGTGACGAAACCGCTTTTCGGGAGCTACCCTAGCCAATGCGATAAAACAACCTTGAGTCTAAATCAGAATTCAAACACCTTGCAAGTCCACCCGGCTTTTAACTTTCCCCAACCGTGGACCTCGATCTTCCATCCTGCTTTAAGGATCGCTGGCAGATGCTCCGACTCCTCAATCTTCTTGATCCTTGCGTTGACATTGCCTCTGGAGGTTGTCTGCACTAAGAGCGTCTCAGTGTCCCTGATAGCTAGGATGTCGCCAATACCGAATAGGTCCTGTCTGATGCGAGCATGTGGGTTCCACTTCTCAACGATCTGACAGAGATAGCCGTCTTGCCTAAGTTTCTCTAGGCTGCGTGACGTTGGTGATTTGCCGCTCATCGTGTAGAACCTGCCTTTCGTCTGCTGGCTGTAGCGTTGTGTTTTAGGGCGTATATAGTCGTGAAACGAGGTAAAACAT